AAGCCATGCTTAACTCTTACGAGATAGCTTCTAAAGTAGATGACTATGTTCTATTCCACGAAGCAGACTACTTATACAAAGATGTATGTGGCAAGACCTTCCTAAGAGCCTTAAGAGAACTTAGACTAGTATCTCCATACGATCACGCAAACTTCTATAGAGATCCTAACCTCCACTCAGATCAATGTACTATTAAGTTAGTAGATAACCATCACTTCAGATCTACCGAGAGGAATACAATGACTTGGGGATGCCACTCTAGTATGGTTAAAGAGAATTTAGATATGTTAAACAGTCATGGATACTTAGACGGACAAGTTTGGTATGATCTAAAGGACAAAGGGTATGATTTATATGTACCAATAACAAGTATGGCAACTCACATGGTAAAGGATTACTTAGCACCAAGTGTTGATTGGAAGGAAATATGGCAAAGTTTCGATTCAGTATAATACTAGCAACACTTGTAAGAAAGAAACGCCACATTAAGATGGTTGAGAAGTGTATTGACCATATCAAAACCTTCTCCAAAGACTACGAACTAATCATTGTTGATGATGACTCTAAATTCCATAACGAATACCTAGAAGAACAAGCAGACATCTATATTAGACACACTGGAGGAAACAAAGGTTGTGCTGTTGGTTGGAATGATGGACTAAAGAAAGCTACTGGTGATTACTTAGTAGTTATCTCAGATGATGTATTTGTCACAGAAGGATGGCTAGACTGTATGGTTAATGCCTTAACACTATTCCCCAACTCACTAGCTTCTATGCCTGCCGTCACTCACATGAGATCAGGAACAGAACCAGAAGAGATTAGAACTTGGATTCCAGCTTGTGTATTCATGTTAAAACCAGAGACATTAGACATAGTCGGATACTTTGATGAACAATTCCACCCATACAATTATGAAGATGTAGATTACTGGACAAGAGTATTTAAATCAGGACATACAATATCAAGAGATTACTCTGTGCAAGTTAAGCATGAAGAAGGACAAGTTATTCATAGCTTTGACGACAATGGCTCAGTAGATAAGAAAAACCGAGAAAGATATATTAAGAAGTGGGGGTTCGATCCAATTCCAATTCTCTATCATGGAACTGAAGACTTCCCTTGGGAGTAATTATGGATATAAAAATAGTAAAGGCAGATCTCACAGAGGTCGAGCAAATAGAAAGAGAATATAACTCTCCTATTGGAATAGATGGTGGTACTCCTGGAGAAATAGACTCCATAGCAGTAAAACAGGTCTTAGACCTAAGAGATGGTTAATATAACGAAGAAGTTAAAACATTAGTTGAATGGGCTAAGGAGAATGGAGCCACAGACCCAATGGATATTAAATGGGCTATTCGTGATCTTAGAATGAGAATAGGAACTCCTACCTTTGGAGACTCTACACAACACTTAGCTAGATTTGCTTACTTAGACATGGAAGAAAAGAGAATTAAAGCTGAAAAAGAAACTTTCAAGTAGGATTGATAACCAATCTTCTTTCATTGTATGGTGACTCTATGTCGCGTACTCTACAACAAATATTAATTGATGCTAATTCATACCTAGACCTAGAAGCTTCCCTTCCTACAGGAGATGATTTAACAGTAAGAACAGCCTATGCCCAACAAGCAGTTAGAGAATGGGGTGATTCTTATAGATTCAAAGAACTATCAACACCCCTAACAGCAGTCGCTAGTAATACCACACTAAGTTTAACCAACTTCAAAGAGTTTGAGGGTATACCTAAAGACGCTAATAGAAACTTCTTCCCAGAAATTATCCCTTCAGACAGAACCCTAAAAGATGTTAATGAAAAATACTGTTACGTAGAAGGCAATGAGAACCAAGGATATGTTGTTACCTTCAATGGTATGGCATCCTTAGCTACTCTCTCACTCACATACCAAAGACAACCTAGCAATATGGCTACCCTCACAGATGTTTGTGAAGTACCAGACGATCAATTCGTTGTTCAAAAGGTTATTTCTCTAGTACTACAGTCAAGATCAGATGAAAGATTCCCACAGGTAGAAGCCAACTCACAAAGATTACTTAGAAATATGATCGGTAGAAATATGGTTCAAACACCAGGAGGACAAAATAGTGTTCGTAGAACTGGAAGTAATAGATGGAGTATCGGAAAAGCAAGAGGATAAATGCCACAAATAAATACCAGACCACCAGCCTTCAAAAAGAAGAGGGATGTCACAGCAGAGTGGAGTACTTTCAAAAAGGGTTTAAACCTTCTTTTAAGACCTACTGAGCTAGGCAGAGATGAACTAGCTATTGCTGACAACGTCATGCTTACAGGTAGTGGTGTTGTTACTGGTAGATGGGGTACTGATAACTACTTCACAGCTAATGCCACAGGATCAGTTAGAGGTTTTGGATCATATATAAATACACTGGATGGTACTAATGAACTCTTTGCCTTAACAGATGAAGGATACTTAGCTAAAAAGAATGGTACTGGATCAACTCAGATAGTAGGTCAATCATACCCATCAGGATCAATCATAAGAGCAGAACAACTCGGAGGAATTACTTATATTGTAAGTAAGGATAGACCAATGGCTTCCTACACAGGAGCTACCCTTTCTATATTCGCAACCCTATCAGCTCCTACAGGAGTAACAGCTACTAACTTCTCAGGTGCATCAGGATCAGCTACTTACTCATGGAGAATCACTACACTTTCAAAGAATGGTGGAGAAACAACAGGATCAATAGCAATAAGCCTTCCTGCCCTACCTCAGAATCTTAGTGATACAGAGGTTAGAGTGTTGTGGACACTAGCAACAGGAAATGCATCGGGATATCAGATTTATAGAGGTATCCCAGCAGACGAAACTTTCTTAGCATCAGTAGGACCGTCTATATCAGAATATGTAGACAGAGGTGTACCATCAAGTGAAACAATTCTATCTCCTCTTACCAATACAACAGGTGGTGTTAAAAGTAACTTTATTACTAAATTCAGAGATAGGTTACTAGCAGTAGACGCATCAGACCCAAACAAACTTTTAGTCTCAGGTAGATTCCCCAAGCAATATTCATTTAACTATTTAGATGGTGGTGGGTTCATTTATATCGACCCAGACTCAGGAGAAGACATTACGGGAATAGCAGTACAACCTGGAACAGATAAGATTATTGTGTATAAAGACACATCTCATTATGGAGTAGAGCTAACCACAGTTACTATCGGAAACTTCTTACTCTTAGATCCTACTTATCAACCTGTTTCAACATCTATTGGGTGTAGTAACCAAGATACTATTCAAACAGTTGAGAATGATACCTTCTACTTTGGTAGGAATGGTCTATATGTAACAGGATTTGAGCCTAATTTCTTAAATGTTATCCGTACCAATGAGGTTAGTGCCAAGATGAGACCTTATTTAGACCTCTTAAATGATACTGATTACAAGAATGCTACTGCTTTGTATGTAGATAAGAAGTATGTTCTCTCATTCCCAAGTAGAAAAGAGATGATTGTATACGATAGAGAACGTGGAGCATGGACAGGACCTTGGAAAACTCCTTATGGTATCTCTCACATGACCAACTACACCGACTCAACAGGTACTGAAAGATGGGTACTAGGTTCATTTAATGATAACAAGGTCTATACCTTTGAGATGTCTCTTAATACAGACACGGGAACAGCTATTCAAAAGACAGTAAGAACAAACAAAGAAGTCTTCAAAGAATGGTCACTACTCAAGATTGTTAAACTCTTCTATGCACTATTTAAGAACGTACAAGGTTCAGTCAATGTAAGTATCATCGCAGAACTTAGAAACGGTAGCACAGAATCAATCAAGTCTTTCACTATCACAGGCTCAGCAGTCTCAGGATCTATCGGATGGGGAGCAGACACTTTCGGCACAGCCCAATGGGGTACTTCAGACGGATCAGTCATCGTAACAAGTGATGAGATTACCAAGTATACCCAACTATTTAAATCAATCAGATTATTACAAGTTGAGATTACCACAACAGAAACTAACGCTAACTTTGAGCTGTTGCAACTTCGCTCAACCGCGTCGAGCCAGGGAGAAGGTTCGTTGTCATCAGCCAGTAGAGTATAAAGTTATTTGACAAAGTGAGTGATTGGTGTC